CTTCACGGGGCCTGCTCGTGGCGCCATCACCACTGAGACTCGAGGTCAAAACAGTTGGCTGAACTACGGTCCCTACGGCGAGCGCAACCGCACCGCTAAGACAGAGGACACCGTATTCGCCGATCAGAAAACCGGGCTCATGCCTGAATGGACTTGGACCGAGGGACGTGCTGCGGATGAGGCTACCACGCCCCAGGGCGAAGTAGGCGCCCAGCGGTATATGCCCGCCGGCGACATGGCCTCGGGGCGTAGCGTCAAGGACCACCGCGAGGCCATGGACCTGTTTGAAAAGGGCTACCGGCTCTACGGTGCTCTGTACGACGGCATGGAAGATCCTGTCCGCCTGAAGAAGGCGACCGAGATTGAACGGTTCGACCCGGAGAACCTGTGGGCGGTGCCTCCTAGGCGCGTGGCTGCGGCAATTGCCATCCGCAATATGCCGGCGGATATGATGCCATCCCCCGACTCAGCCATGCCCGGCGCCTACAGCTTTCAGGGCGGCTTCCGGGCCATCCCGGGCAAGACCAAGGGCTCCTTCCGCCTCTACGGCCCCGCAGGCAGCCTGATAGGCATCGCCAGCAGTCTTGACGAGGCCCAGAGAATCCTCCGACGTAAAGCCAAGCAATGAGCTACGATAGCCAGACCAGCACGATCCTCATCAACAAGCTGAGGAAGGACGTCGACAGCCTGACCCTGAAGATCGCGGTGCTGCAGGACGTGAAGGACAACAACGTCGCAGGCGGAACCGCGGTGACTGCTGTGTGGACAGCCCGGACGCTCAACACCATCAGCAGCGATCCGAATGGCCTGATCATCGACCTTGCGTCCAATGAGTGGAAGGTGGCTGCCGGCGATTACCAGGTGAAGGTGCTGGCACCGTTCCATCACACCCGTGGGACCCGGCTGCGGATCTACGATGTGACCAACTCGGTGGTCATCGGGTACGGCCCATCGCTCTACATCAACAACGGCGTGGACATGGAAGTGTCCCTGAACCTGCGCATCACGCCGCACAAGGACAACGTCTACCGGCTCGAGTACTACTGCGAGCGCGGCGGCCATGCAGACGGCCTTGGCATTGCCTCCAATATCGGGCAGCCCGAGATCTACACCACGCTGGAGATCACCCGGCTCGATACCGGAGCCACCAAACCACTCGGTGCCGGCGGTCTGCAGGGACCCCAGGGTCCTGCCGGCCCCACCGGGCCTGCCGGTCCTCCGGGACCTACGGGCGGCGGTGTGACAAGCGTCAACGTCTCGGGCGGCACGACAGGCCTGACCACCTCGGGCGGGCCCATTACCAGTAGTGGCACAATCACGCTAGGAGGCGTTCTGGCAGTGTCTGCGGGCGGAACTGGTGCAACCACCGAGGCTGGGGCCCTGACGAGCCTCGGGGCCTACCCTGCGTCCAACCCGGCCAACTACACGTCCAACGGCGGCACGGTCACATCGGTCTCGGTCACCACGGCCAATGGAGTCAGCGGTACGGTCACCAACCCGACCACCACCCCGGCCATCAGTCTGGCCCTGGGCGCTATCACGCCTTCCTCGGTGGCTGCGTCAGGCAATGTCACAGGCTCCAACCTTTCCGGGAGCAACACCGGCGACCAGACCATCACGCTGACCGGGGATGTGACAGGCACTGGCACAGGGTCCTTCGCGGCGACCATTGCCAACAACGCGGTGACCTACGCCAAGATGCAGGCGGCCTCCGCGGTGGCCAAGCTGATCGGCTCGAATGCCTCGGGCACTGCCCTGGGCGAGATCACGCTCGGCACCAACCTGTCCATGGCCGGCTCTACGCTGAATGCCGCGGTGGCATCCGGCAGTGTGACCAGCGTCAATGCCGACGGCGGGACAACGGGGATGAGCTTCTCGGGCGGCCCGATTACCTCGAGCGGCACGCTGACCCTGGGAGGCACGCTGGATCTAGACAACGGTGGCACCGGAGCCACCACTGCGAGTGGTGCCCGGACCAACCTAGGCCTTGCCATCGGCACCGACATCCCGTCACCCACCGGCACCGGGGCAACCGGCACGTGGAACATCGACGTGCTGGGCTCTGCAGGCACGATCACCAGCACGCTGCCCGTCAACAAGGGCGGCACCGGGGCGACCACGGCCGGCGGTGCACTCACCAACCTCGGAGCCTACGCAGCCAGCAACCCGGCCGGCTACACCAGCAACACCGGCACGGTGACCAATGTGTCGGCCTCGGGCGGTGCGAACATCAGCGTGGCCACGGGCAGCACCACGCCGGTCATCAGTCAGAACGCGGCGAGCAGCACGCAGAACGGCTACATGACCAGCACCTACGCGGCCAAGCTGGACAGCATGACTGCGGGCGCGAGCGTGTCCTCGGTCAGTGTGTCCGGCGGTAGCACCGGCCTGACCACGTCCGGCAACCCGATCACGGCCTCCGGCACGATCACGCTGGATGGTGTGCTGAGCGTGGCCAATGGCGGCACCAGCAGCACCTCGGCATCCTCGGCCATCTCGTTCCTGGCTGGCGCAACCACCAACGGGCAGTACCTCCGGGGCAACGGCACCGTTGTGCAGATGTCTGCCATCCAGGCCATCGACCTGCCCCAGATTGCCCTGGGCGGCTCCGCAGTCAGCGGAACGCTCGGTGTGATCAACGGCGGTACCGGCCAGAGCAACGTCTTCAGCGACGGCGACCTGCTCATCGGCAAGAGCCTCGGCAGCACGCTGGCTCGGGCCAAGCTGACCGCGGGCACCAACATCACGATCACAAACGGATCTGGCACGATCACCATCGCAGCCACAGGCACAGGAACCGGCAACGTGGTTGGGCCCGGCAGCGCTACGGATGGCAACTTCGTTTTGTTCGATGGCACCACCGGCAAGCTGATCAAGGGTGCCAGCTACAATCAGGTGGGCGGCGACTTTATCGGGCCGATTGGCGGCAGCTCGATGATCGATGGGTTCGTTTACATCCCGGCCGGCTCCGGGGCTCCGACGGGCACTCCGACCAATGTGTCGAGCAGCCCAACCAACGTGCCGATGTACTTCCACACCAACAGCGCCACCAACACCGACGTGTTGTACATTCACAACGGAACAACTTGGAAATCGGTTGCGCTCACCTAACCTGAAGGCCCCATGAAACACACCTTCCCCTGCGTCGAGTCAATGCGGCGCGTGAACCTCTCCAACGGGCGCGTGGTGCGCGTCTGGCGCGACCGCACCAAGGAGAACCTGTCGGCCTCCTACGACGACGCGGACATCGTGTCGACCTGCATCGCGCAGGCGACCAACGACACCCAGCTCCTGTCCGCGCTGGGCAAATTGAAGGGCGTTAATGCAGTCGAGCTGGTCGACGCCAATGGCCAGGGCACCGTGGTCTACACCGCCTGGCCATGAGCAACGTTGTTTCCGCAACCATCCAGGAGCGCGGCAAGGTCTACGGCGAGCCGCACCACAGCCACACCAACATCGGGCTTTCCTGGACAGGCCTGATCCAGCAGCACTACGGAATCACGCTGCCGCACGCACTGCCGCCTCACATTGTCGAGCTGATGATGGTGGCCTTTAAGGTGCAGCGCAGCGCCCGGGTATTCCACCCCGACAACTATGTCGACCTCCGGGCCTACGCAGCGTTCGCAGAGCACGCTCAGGAGCACCCCGGCGAGCCCTACGTTCCAGAAAAGTGACCCCTGTTTGACCCGCATAAACATTGGGTTTTCTTCAAAATCTACAGAAAAACAGTTTTCTCTGTAGACGGGTTAAGTGTTTTGATGCAGATTGTTCCTGTCGAAAGCAACGGCAGCAAACCAAAGCAAAACATGAGCAAGAACGAAAAACTCGCAGAGATCGCCGCCAAACAGGCCGAAACCAACCTTTCGATCTTCGCCATGCTGGCCGACCACGGCATTACCATCGTCAACGGCCAGCTCATTGAGGCAATTGAAAACGACGAGGAATAATTTACGCCCGGATGGGGCGAATACCATCCAACCAGGGGCGCGACTGGCCAACGCGCAACACCTCTTCCAAGCCATGACCACCATTTCCAACCTCATCAGCGCTCTGATCATCGTGGAGTCCTCCGGGAACGATCAGGCCATCGGCGACAACGGACGCGCCCTAGGCCCCCTACAGATCCACCGCGGTGTGGTCCTGGATGTGAACCGGATCACCGGGAGCAACTACCGGCACTCCGAGATGACCAACCGCGTGGCGGCCCGGGCTGTGTGCGAGGCCTACCTCAAGGCCTACGGCAAGGGCAAGACCACCGAGCAGCAGGCCCGGATCTGGAATGGGGGACCGACTGGGGACAAAAAGCAATCGACTTTGGGTTATTGGAACAAGGTTAGTAAACACATTAAATAACATGGCAATAATACGTTGTGATTCAGCATTCAATGAAAAGACCAATTGCGATCTATGTACAGAGGAGCTTAAAACACCGTGCTGGGGATGGTTTGGGTTTCAACACGTAGATGTCGAAATAGACAAAGAAGGAGAAACACGGCATTTGACACCGTTTGACCTAGTGCTTTGCATTCCATGCTCATCAAGGATCGCTTATAACATCATTTCTGATATGAAAAATGCTGTTCAAGATTACAGAAAGGCCGCTGATTATATTGAATCAATGCCAATAATGCCTCCTGTGCCATCTGTTAATGTAGAAAATATCAAAAACAATTGAAACCGAAAACCATCAATGTGACCAAAGAAACTCACAAGGCACTGCGGGACTACTGCCTCGCTGCCGGCCTTAAACTGCAGGCCGTGGCCGACAAGGCCATAACTGCCTGGCTGAGAAAGGCTGCCAAGTGACCCGTATCCTAGCCATTGACCCGGGCATGAGCGGCGGCCTGGCCTACCTCGGGCCATCCGGGATCATTCTCAACAGTATGCCCACCACCGATCAGGATATCAGCATCCTGGTGAGCGACAGGCTGGCGATCAGCGACGTGGTGTACATCGAGAAGGTCGGCGGGTACGTCGGCGGCAAGGGCGCCCCGGGCAGCTCGATGTTCAACTTCGGCTACAACGTCGGCTTCCTCCACGGCCTGATCGCAGCCTCGAAGACCCGGGTGATCGAGGTGCCGCCGCAGCGCTGGCAGAAGACCATCGGGGCCGGAACTAAGGCGACCCATGGGGCGAAGTGGAAGAGCCATCTGAAGGGCATCGCGCAGCAGCGGCAGCCCCGCCAGGTGATCACGCTGAAGACCGCGGACGCCGTGTTGCTCTTAGAGCACGCCATGATCTCGGAGGGATTGAAATGAGCGTGAAGATCTCAAACTTCATTAATGACCCGTGGCGAGCCATTGCCATGGATGCCGAGCGCCGCGGTTTAGAGATCACCAGCAAAACAGGAATCCGAGTCGAAGGCACCGGGACGATACTGATCGGCCTGTGCGACGTGATCCGTGAGATGCAGGAACGCATTCAAAAACTGGAGGGCCTCAAGTGAGCACTAAGGCTAAGAGACCCGCCGAGAAAGTATTTATCGTCAGCAGCGAAACACATCGCAGGCTGAAGGACTACGCAACCAAGAAGGGCTACAAGCTCCAGTTTGTGGCGGACGAAGCGGTGACTGAATACCTACAGAGGAAGGAAACGAAATGACACGCAATGAAACACGAGCCGCTATCCTGATTATGGAGGCGTATATTGACGGATATGAAATCCAGCGGTGCGGGAAGCATTGGAATCCAAAAGAGTCGTTGAAGCCAGATTGGTGCGATACAGATGAACCCTGTTGGGATTTCGATAACTGCGACTACCGCATCAAACCCACCGCAACGCTCCGACCGTGGACTGCGGATGAGGTTCCGCTGGGGGCGTGGATACGGTACAAAAGAGCTTTGCATGACCGAAGCATCCTCGCATGGACATCAAACCAAGCTGACCGAGATATGTGGTTTGATGAAC